CGGCGCACCGTCCGCCAGGACACCCGCCAGCTCATGAACAGCATCCAGGGGCGCATCCTGTCCCGGGAGCCCCTGGTCGGCGCCGTCGGGCCGAGCGCCCGGTACGGGATCGTCGTGGAGCGCGGGCGGCGCCCGAACAAGCCCGCGCCGCCCCGGGCCGCCCTGCGGGGCTGGGCGCGGCGCCACGGCATCCCGGACAGCGCCCTGTTCCTCATCGCCCGCGCCATCGGGCGCCGGGGCATCCCCGCCCGGCCCTTCCTCGCCCCGGCGTTCACCAAGAACGCCCCCCGGATCGTCCGCCTCTTCGCCCAGGCCGGGGCGCGGGTCACCGTGCGGATCGCCACCGAGAGCGGGGGCCGGGCGTGAGCAGCGTGCTCGAGCTGGCGCAGGGGCTGGCCCGGCGCTGCGAGACCATCAGCGGCCTGCGCTGCTACCACGTCATGCACCCCAAGCCGGAGCCCCCGGCGGCCTGCGTCGCCGGCCCCGTCCGCTGGACCTACGACGAGACGTTCGACGGCACCTGGCGCCCCGTCTTCGAGGTGTGGGTGTTCGTCAACCCGGCCGACCTGTACCGGGCCCAGGAGGCCCTGTTCGCGTACCTCGCCCCCACCGGCACGAAGAGCATTCCCGCCGCGTTGTATGCGGACACGACCCTTGGTGGCGTCGCCAACGACACCCGGGTCCTGGGCGGCGCCCGTCCCCCTACGGTGACGGACACCGCCGGCGGGCAGCTGCTCGGCTGCGCCCTGGAGGTGGAGGTCACGGCGGTGTAGCCATGGGCGAGCGACCCCTGTTGTCCGTGATCGTCCCCACCGTGGGACGCCCGTCCCTGGAGCGCACCCTGCGCTCCCTCCTGGAGCAGCGCTGCTGGCTGCGCTGGGAGGCCGTCCTCGTCGGCGACACCCACGCCGGCACCTGGGCCGCGCAGCTCCCCCTCGCCCGCGAGCTCGCCCGGCAGCACGAGCGGTTCGTCTACACCGAGCACGACGGCGGCGTCCACGCCTGGGGCCACCCGCAGCGGAACTTCGGCGCCACCGTCGCCAGGGGCCGCTACCTCTGGTGGTTGGGCGACGACGATCTCGCCCTCCCCGGCGCCTTCCACGCCATCCAGGAGGCCATCCTGCGGCGCAACCCCGAGCCGGACGCCGACCCGCGGGTGTACCTCTTCCGCTGGATCGCCCCGTGGAAGAGCGTGCTCTGGCACACGGCGGGCTACCTGGGCGAGGAGCCGGGGCACGTCGACGCGGAGTGCATCGTCTGCCCCAACGTGCCCGAGAAGCTGGGCACCTGGACGAACCGCTACCAGGGCGACTACGACATGATCCTCGAGACGATCCACCGCTGGGGCGGCCCGGAGCGCGTCGTCTGGCAGCCGGAGGTGATCGCCCAGGCCCAGCCGAGCGAGGCGGAGGACTGGACGCGCCCCGTTGGCGAGGTGCCCCCGGTGTCCGCCCGGGTGGTGGTGCAGCAGACCCTGGTGCCCCACGTCATGAGCCCCGCGGGGGTGCCGGCGTGAAGCTGAACCTGGGGTGCGGGGAGTATTTGTTACCCGGCTGGGAGAACTGGGACGCCGCCCTCGACGTGAGCCTCCGGCGGCCGGAGGTCGGCCACGTCCGCGTCCCGCCGATCCCGCTGGACGACGACTCGGTGGCGGAAATCTACATGGGCCACCTCCTCGAGCACTTCGAGCCCGACGAGGCCGCCGCCCTGCTGGCCGAGTGCAAGCGCGTGCTCGTGCCCGGGGGCCGGCTGGGCGTGGTCGTGCCCAACGTGCGCAAGGTGCTCGCCCACTACCTGGCCGGCGACCACATGGAGGTGGAGGTGCCCGCCGGGGTGTACTGGAGCCTGGACGACCTGGAGGCGGTCAACGCCGTCTTCCTGTACAGCACGATCCAGGAGAGCCGCCACCGCTGGGGCTACGACGCCCGCACGCTCTGCCGCACCCTCGAGCGCGCCGGCTTCTACGTGGAGGACAGCATCCGCCTGGACGACCCCCGGCTCTCCGTGCCCCGGTGGTACGACCTCGGCTACCAGTGCGTCAAGCGGGAGCGCCGCACGTGAGCCGCTTCCTCGTCGTCCACGGGGGCGCCGTCTGGGCCACCCACGACGTCTTCACGGGGCTCTGCGCCGGGCTGCGGGCCGGCGGGCACGAGGTGCTGGAGTACGCCCTCGGCGCGCGGCTCGACCTCGCGCACGACTGGCTGCGCCTGCTGTGGCGCAAGCAGCGGCAACAGCAGCCGCCCGGGCCGCTGGCGGGCACCCGGCCCACGCCGGCGGACGTGCAGCACCACGCCGCCGAGGGGGTGCTGGCGCACGCCCTGCGCCACGAGCCGGACTGGGTGCTGGTGGTCTGCGCCGCCTATTTCCACCCGGACATCGCCGTCCTGGCCCGCCGGGCGGGGCTGCGCCTGGCAGTCGTCTTCACCGAGAGCCCCTACGACGACGCCCAGCAGGCGACGGTCGCGCCCTTGTATGAGGTCTGCTTCACCCAGGAGCGCGCCAGCGTCCCCGTCCTGCGGGCGGCCAACCCGCGCACGCACTACCTGCCGGCGGCCTACGACCCGGCGCAGCACGGGCCGCACCTGAACGGGTCAGCGCCCGCGCATGACGTGGTCTTCGTGGGGACGGCCTTCGGGGAGCGGGCGGCGCTGCTCGCCGGGGTGGACTGGACGGGGATCGACCTGGGGCTCTACGGGCTGTGGGGCGGCCTCGCCGCGCACCACCCGCTGGCCCCGTACGTCCACGACGGCCTGGTCGACAACGCCCGGGCCGGCGCGCTCTACCGCAAGGCCAAGATCGGCCTCAACCTCTACCGTGACCCCCGGGGCCGCCCGGCGGAGAGCCTGAACCCCCGCGCCTACGAGCTGGCGGCGGACGGGGTGCTCACCGTCAGCCAGCCCCGGGCGGAGGTGGGCGAGCGGTTCGGGCTGGGCGTCCCGGTGTTCCGCACCTCGGCGGCCCTGGGGCGCGTCGTGCGCCACTATCTCGAGCACGACGACGAGCGGGACTACCTGGGTGCCCACCTCCCGGAACTCGTTACCGAGGATACCTACACCCACCGCGCCGCCCAGTTGGTGGCGCACCTGGCGAGTTGACACGAAAGGGAGAGCGGTATGCCCATTTACCATGGGAGGGACGGAGTCCTGTACGCCAGCTCGAGCGCCACCACGACCGCGTCACGAGTCCTCACGTTGACCGCGTGGACGGCCGACCGCTCAACCGCGCGAGTTGACGTGACAAATTTTGATAGTACGAACCAGGAGGAGATGCAGGGCTGGCCCGCGCTGCGCGGGACCTACGAGGGGTACTGGAATACGGACGAAACGAAATTGTTCGCCGCGTCCCAGTCGCCCGACGGCTGCAAGCTGTACCTCTACCCGACCGCCCGCGCCCCCAGCAAGTACATCTCGATGCTGGCCTGGCTGGACGCCAGCATCGAGACGCGGGTGGACGGGGTGACCCGGGTGCGGGGGACGTACAGCGCCTACGGCAACCAGGCCACGCTCAACCTCTAGGGGCTATGGCACCCCGGCGAGGCGGTCGAGCAGCGCGTCCTGCCAGGATTTCTTGGGCCGGGGGGGCGACGCCGGCAGCGGGGTGCGGACGGCCGGGGTGGCGAGCCCGAGGGCGCCCGGCCGGGCCTCCAGCGCGCGCAGGCTGTCCCGGATCTCCTTCAGCACCGCCAGCTGCTGGGATTGCTTCCAGTACCACGTCCAGAAGCCGCGGAAGACGAAGAACACGAGCAAGGTCACGAGGGGCACGGCGACCATGAGGCCCACGCCACTGCCCACGACGGCGCTGTCATACATGGCTTCGAGTATGCGGCCGGTCCGACGCCGTCGGGGGCCGCCGTACGCACCTTGTGCGGGTCCGTACGGGGTTGTACACCGCGCACAGGACGGGGGGCAGTAGGTGACCACGAACGGAGCCGTTACGGCCCAGGAGCCGAAGAAACGCAACCGGTTCGCCGACGGCGGGCAGGGGCCGCGCCTGCCGCTCTCCGACGGCGACTGGGTGGCGGTGCGGAAGGAGCTGACCTACGGGCAGCAGCGCCGGCTCGCCGCCGCCGGGCTGACCGGGATCGACCAGGCCGCGGCCGAGGGCGAGCGCCTCAAGGTCGACCTGGCCGCCTACGATATCGAGCGGCTCGTCACCTGGGTCGTCGACTGGTCGTTCACCGGTGCGGACGGCGAAGCGGTCTACGTCTCCCGGGAGGCCATCGAGGCGCTGCACCCGGACACGGCGGCGGAGGTCAACGCGGCCCTGGACGCGCACATCGCGGGGCTGGAGGCAAAAAAAGACCCGGCGCCTGGTGGACCGACCAGACCAAGAGCGACCTCATCCTCTGCCGGGCGTTCGGGTGGAGCTGGGCCGACCTGATGGCCACCCCCGCCGCCGTCGTCTGGGCCGCCGCCGCCCTGCTGAACGAGCAGGCCGAGCGGGCCCGTTCGGACGCGCGGGCCGAGCGCCCGCAGGGAGCCCCCGATCCCGACTAGCGCGGAGCTCGTCATCATCCTGGAGGCACAAGATAGGGCCTCCGCGCAGCTGCGCCAGGTCGGCGAGCAGGTGGCGCGGCTCGACCAGCAGGTGGCCGGCTTCCGGGGCCGGACCAGCGGCGCCGGCGGCGCCGGGGGGCTGCTCGGCGGCCTGCTCGGCGGGGCGCAGCTGGGCGCCGGGATCGCGCTGGCACAGCAGGGCTTCGAGCTGCTGCGCGGGGCGGCCGCGGGCGTGGGCGAGGCCGTCTTCGGCATGAATGCCCGTCTCCAGGAGAGCACCACCGCCTTCCGGGTCTTCACCGGGTCGGCGGCGGCGGCCGAGCGCATCGTCACCGAGTTGCGCCGGAACGCCGACATCACCCCGTTCAACACCCAGGAGGTGATCCAGGCCGGGCAGGCCCTGATTTCCACCGCGCACGGCTCCAACGCGGCCCTCATGGAGCTGGTGAACACCGCGGAGGCCCTGGCCGCGTACCGACCCACCCAGGGGCTAGAGGGTGCCACGCTCGCCCTGCGCGAGGCCCTGGAGGGGAACCTCCAGAGCATCCGCGAGCGCTTCGGGATCACCTCCGAGGCCATCCAGCGCTTCCGCGACCAGGGCCTCACCAACCTGCAAGCCATCCAGGCGGCCATGCGGGAGGTGGGCGCTACCAGCGAGTTGGTGGAGCAGATGGGGCGCACCTTCGAGGGGCGGCGCAGCACGGTGGCCTCCTTCTTCCAGGAGATCCAGCAGCGCCTCGGCGCCGGGATCTTCGACCGCGCGTCCGAGGGCCTGGGCCACCTGGTCAACCTGCTCGACCGCTACGGGGCGCAGCTCAAAGCGTTCGCCTCCGACCTGGGCGCCCTCTTCGGCGTCGTCGCCGAGCGGATCGCCGGGCTGGTCAGCGGCCCCCTGCGGTACCTGCTCGAGGTCTTCGCCCCCGGGCGCTGGCAGCAGATCGAGGACGAGCTCTCCCGCGTCCCCGCGGGCCTGACCGCGACGGCCCAGGCCGCCCAGCAGGCCGCGCCCGCGGTCGAGAGCGTGACGCTGCAGCTGGCCCGGGTCGGGGGGGCCGCCGCCGGGATCCAGCTCGAAGCCGATCGCACCCGCCGGGCGTACGACGAGCAGATCGAGCCGTTGCAGCGCCAGCTCCGGCTGCTCCAAGAGTCGACCGACCTCCAGCGCGTCCAGAACGACCTGGCCACCAACCGGGCCACGACGGAGAACCTGCGCCTCGACCGGGAGATCGTAGCCCTCCAGCGGGCCGCCCGGGGGCAGGAGGATCCGGGCGCCGCGGGGTTGACCGTCCGCCAGCGGGCCATCGCCCTGGCCCTCCAGGAGCGCCGTCTGCGGCAGGAGGAGCTGGGGCTCACCGAGCAGCAGCGCCCCGCCGTCCAGGCCGTCCAGCAGCAACTCAGCGCGCTCCAGGAACGGCAGCGCCAGGCCCTCAAGCCGCTGGAGGACCAGCTCGCCAACTACCGCGACCAGGCCGCCGCGCTCAAGCTGGTGAAGGACCAGGCCGACCTGGTCAAGCAAGCCGACCAGGAGCGGGCGCAGGCCGTCCGGGACACGGGCACGGGCGACGCGAGCGCCGCGGCGGTGGCGGACACCCGGACCCGCGGCGAGGCGATCGCCACGAACTTCCTGGAGGCGTACCAGCGGTGGATCGACGCCCACGGGGGCTCGCTCTGGAAGGCCATCAACGACAGCTACTACGACTGGGTCGACCACGGGGGCCGGGAGCAGCTCGCCAAGATCGGGGGCGACATCGCCAATCTGATCGGCGAGGCGTTCAAGGCGACCATCGGCAAGACGCTGTTCCCCGGGGGCGCGCCCCAGGTCGGCGGCACCTTCGACCCGGGCGCCGCCCTGCCCCGGGCGGGCGGCACCTTCGACCCGGGCGCCGCCCTGCCCCGGGTCGGCTTCGACCCCTCCGGGCAGCAAGGCCGGAGCGGCGCCCCCGCGCCGCCGGTCCACGTGAACGTGGACGTGGGCGGGCTGCAGGTAGCCGAGGAGGGACGCCAGGCCCGCATCGACGAATTGACCGACACCCTCGGCCGGGAGGTGGCGACGGCGGTGGTCGACTCCCTGATCGCCGCCGCGGCCGGCACCGACCCCGGCCCCAACAGCCTCGTGCAGGGAGCGGGGAGGTAACGCGATGCCCCGCGCCACGTTCGCCGGCGTCACCTTCGACCTCCTGCTCTCCGGGCTGGAGGACCGGCACGAGGGCATGACCACCGTGCGGGAGGTGCCCGGCGGCGCCGGCAACGCCTACGTCGACCTCGGCGGGCCCCTGCTGCAGCGCCGCACCGTGCAGATCAAGGTGGACAGCGAGGCGGACTACCGCGCCCTGGCCGACCTGCCCGGCACCGCCGCCGCCGCCGGCAGCCTCACGTCCCCCGCCGAGGGGGCGCCCCGGGCCGTCGTCCTGCTCTCCGTCTCCCGCGGCTGGCGCAAGGGCACCGGGCCGCAGCTGCTGCGCACCGAGTGGGTGTACACCTCGTGACCGCCACCGCCACCGTCCGCACGACCACCCTGGGCGTCTACGTCCACGACGGGACGGACTGGCAGTACGACGGCAGCGCCTACGCCGCGTCGTGCTCCTTCGGCTTCGACCAGCGGGTGGCCGAGGCCACCGTGCGGCGCACCGGGGGCGGGGGCGTGGCCGTCAACTACTGGAGCAAGATCGAGATCCGCATGGGCTGCACCCCCGGGGCGGGCGAGGCCGTGCGCTTCAACGGGTACGTCGTCCCGGTGGACAACACCCTGTTCCCGATCGACGCCACGCTGGTCTGCAAGGGCAACCTCTACCGCGCCCAGTGGGTGCGCAACCAGCAGCCCGGCGGCACCGACCTGGCCGGCCCCGCCGGGGCGAGCGACGAGGCCCAGGTGATGGCCATCCTGGACTACTGCGCCGTCCCCTACACCGCCGCCAACATCGGGGGGACGGGCAAGGCGCTGGGCTCCGTCTACAACGGCGACCCGGCCGACGTCTTCACCGCCGGCCCCTGGTGGTGGGCGGAGGGCGAGCCCGGACTGAGCTGCATCGAGCGGGTGGACGAGGTGAGCGTGCCCGACGCCGCCGACGGGCGCTACCGCACCTTCGAGACCCTGGGCGGGGACGTCTTCCGCATCCCGATGGCCACCGCCCCGAACACGACGCCGGACTTCAGCTTCGCCGAGGGGGAGGACGTGCTCGAGGCCCGCATCACCCGCGACCCCGCCGGGGCGACCAACAAGGTGACGGTGAACGGCGCGCCGCTGCCCATCGGCAGTATCCCGGGCGTGATCGGCACGGAGACCTTCACCGCCGGCACGTCCGCCGCCCCCTACCTGCCCCCGGGGCTCCCGGACGGCCCGGACGGCTGGCCGGCGGTGGGGATGGCGTTCTCCTCGCCCCTGATCGAGAAGAGCGAGGTCGCCGACCCCGGCGACGTGGTGGCCTGCGAGGCCGTCGCCCAGTTCCTGCTCGCCGAGTACAACTGCGTGCTGGACACCCTGGAGTTCTCGACCCCGCGGGACGACCTGCTCGGGCCGGGGCAGACGATCCACCTGCACAGCCCCCGGCTGGGCATCACCGACCCCGACCAGCACTACTGGCTGCAGCGCCTGGAGGTGTCCGTCGACGAGCGGGGCGCCTTCACCCAGCGCCTGACCTGCATCCGGAAGAGCTAAGCGACACGATGGGGTCATCACTGGAGGCGGGCGGCGGGGCGGGGGCGGGCGCGGTGGCGGCGGTGGGGCCGCTGCAGCGCATGTGGCGCAGCGTCTACAAGAAGGCCGCCGAGGTGGCGGAGGCCCGCACGCAGGAGCTGCTCAAGTACCACGTCTACGTCTACCCCCACGGCGCGGGGGACGGGGGCGGCGGCGGGGGCGCGGGCTGGACGCTGGTGTACGAGCACGAGGTGACCGCGTCCGGGGGCGAGCTGGCGCTGCGCCTGCCGGACACGGGGAGCCTGCCCCAGACCCACGGCAGCCTGGTGCTGGAGGTGCGGGCCCGCTCCACCTCCACCGGCACCGGGCGGGAGCAGCTGACCCTGCAGGCCAACGCCGAGGCCGCCTACCTGTACCACTACACGCTGACCCGCAACGACAACGGCACGGTGGACGGCTTCGCCTCCCCCAACGACAGCGCCTGGGACATTGGGGGCTGCCCCCGGGCCGGGGCCGCCGCCGGGAACGTGGGCACCAGCACGGTGCAGCTGCCCATGTACGCCCGCACCGACGCCAAGAAGCCCTACCTGGCCCGCGGGATCACCGGCTACGGCTCCGGCACCAGCAACATGTTTGCCCAGGACGCCAGCGGCTGGGTCAACACCACCGACGCGATCTCCGCCCTCGTGCTGCGCACCGCCACGGGGCAGTTCGCCGCCGGCACCCTGGTGCGGCTGTGGGGCGTCACCGGGGCCGGCGGCGCGGCCGGCGGCGGGGCGGGCTGGGTGCTGATCGAGGACCGGACGCTGGCCGCCGGGGGCAGCGCCGTCTTCACCGGGCTGCCCCAGACCTACCGCGACCTCCGCTTCGTCCTGGACGGGCGGGCCACCGGCACCGGGGTGGCCTCCGGCGGCGTCCGGCTGCAGCTCAACAACGACACCGCCGCCACCGCCTACCGCTCCACCGTCCACTACGCCCAGGTGGGGACGGGCAACCACGGCGTGGCGGCCGCCGCCGGGGGCACCCAGAACCGCGACTTCTACGCCCTCGTCGGCGACGTCCCGGGCGAGCTGGCCACCGACGCCGGGGCCACCGGGGTGGTCGACCTCGTCCTCTACCACTACACCCTGACCGACCGCTACAAACGCTTCCTCGCCCTGAACACGCTGACCGGCGACCAGACCGCCGGGGCCCAGACCCGGCACGCCTCCGGCGAGTGGCGCGGCACGGCGGCGGTCGACCGGGTCGCCCTCTTCCCGCCCAGCGGCGATGGCTGGGCGGCCGGCACGCGGGTGCGCTGCTACGGCTGGAGCGACGGCGCGTAGAATGGCGGCGACGGGATGAGCGAAGACACCACGGGTAGTGGGTTGGGCGGGAGCACCGGGCAGCCGGCGAGCGGCGGCGCGTCCGGCGGCGGCGGGCCGGCGGGCGGGCTGACCGGCACCGCGGGGGTGCTGCCCAACGGGGGGGCCAGCCTGCTGGGCGCGCTGCGCTCCGGGCTGCCCCTGCCCGCCCACGACCACGAGACGCCGAGCACCGGCGGCGTGATCGACTACCTCCGGTTGGGGGGCGGGGTGCTCACCGGCGCGTTGGCCGTGCCCAGCGAGACGGTGGCCGGCAACCCGCTCGCCGTCGCGCCCGATCCGGACAACGTGCTGGTCTGGGACGCGGACGGGCTGTTCGCGCCCGCCATCGCGGGGCCCACCGGCCCCCAGGGCCCGCCCGGCGCCGACGGGGCGGACGGCGCCGATGGGGCACCGGGAGCGACCGGGCCGCAAGGCCCCCAGGGGCCCGCGGGCGCGGACAGCACCGTCCCGGGGCCGCAAGGGCCGCCAGGGC